ATAACATAGTGAAAGACGATTATGATAATCCAAAAGATAAAAAATAAGTTTTTTTCGTTTTTAGAAAAACATGACCGCAAACGTATTATCATGGATCGTCAATGCAACGAGCCATTGTTGACTCGTTACTACTTGTTTTTAAAGGATCGTAAACGTTTTCCGTTTAATGTGTTCCTACACAAGTTTCACAAAGGCGATCCCGGTGACGTACATGATCATCCGTGGCCCTACGCAACACTAATTCTTAAAGGTGGTTATTATGAATGGGTTCCTAAATTTGACTCCAACGGCAAAAAGATTGATGAGGAAAGAATGTGGCGTGGGCCTGGCCATTTCCGTCTATGTCGTGCTACTTCTTATCATCGTATCGAACTATGCAATGGTGTAACACCCTGGACGTTGTTTATGCCAGGGCCGCACAAACGAGAATGGGGATTTCTTGTTAACAACAAATGGATACATAATGACCACTACCTTGAAACAAACAAACAACATTAAAAACGGATTAATTGGTAGCACAGTAGCAGTTGGATACGGTGTTGTGCCTCCGCAATTAAGCGGACAGATTTATACAACTAATACGACATCTGGACAGTTTTTAACAAGCGGATCAAATGGTACAACTTGGACTACTGGTACTGTCAATAACAATCCTGTATTAACTGTTAAACAGACCAATCCTCCAGAATTAGAAGTTAAAGGTAAGATGGTTATCAACGGGCGTGATTTGGAAGAACGGTTAAACACAATTGAAAAAGTCTTGCATATTCCTGAAAGAGATGTTATACTTGAAAAGAAGCATCCAAAGCTAAAGAAACTGTATGATGAATACATTAATGAGCTTTCCAAATATAAAATGTGGCATTCAATTAAAGGCGACAATGACTGATAAAAAACTACAAAGATTATATGATCAGTATTTAGAATTCACTGATCACATGTGTTCAGAACACGGGCCATTAGAAGTAGCGGCTATTATGATGGCACAGGCATTGACCATTTATAAAAGTGCTATGAGTGAAGAAGATTACAACCGAATGGTGGACAATATTTCCAATAGCCGAAACAAAGTTAAGACATTTACTAGACCAATACTACAATGAAAAAAATATATTATACTTGGCAACAAATAGAAGGCGCTTGTTTAGAAATTGCTAGACAAATGCATAATCATTATTGGCGACCAGACTATATTGTAGGGATTGGTCGAGGCGGGCTTGTACCCGCTAATTTGCTTAGTCAATATATGGGCATTAAGATGAACAGTCTAGACATTAGTCTACGTGATGGAGGCGATACCGTTAGTAACTTGGGCATGGCAGAAGATGCATTTAACGGCAAAAAAATTCTTATCGTAGACGACATCAATGATCAAGGGTCCACTGTTAACTGGATTAAACAAGATTGGCCAAGTGGCTGTTTTCCGGATGATCCCAAATGGCAAAACATTTGGGGTGACAGTGTTCGTTTTGCAGTACTAACACACAATCAAAGTAGTCAGTTTAAAGATCCAGACTACTATGCCTGGACTGTGAACAAAGCAGAAGAAGATTGTTGGTTAGTTTATCCTTGGGAGGAATTTTGGTTATGACATCCGCACTTATTAAATTACTTTTTGGAATCACATTAGTTGTAATTGCCATTGTTATTGGCCCGCTATTGGGTATTTGGGCATTAAACACTTTATTTCCAGTATTAACAATTCCTTATACTTGGGAAACTTGGTTGGCGTTTGCATTACTGTTTACCAGTAGTTCAATTTATAAATTTAAAAAATGACTGACTTAGAAAAGGCACTAGATGAAAAACGAGCTCCATGGACAGAGATTGACTTCCGATCAAAAGACTTTTGGGTATTCAGAGATGCCTACCCAGTCACAGAGGGACATTTGTTATTTGTGCCTACCCAAGAAAAATTCAACAACATCGTCGAATGTTTCAAAGCCGCGCACAAGTTTGGCTACGATGGAGTTCAATCACAAAGGTGGGACGCTTTTAATGTCGGCCAAAACTGCGGCGAGTCTGCTGGACAAACCGTAATGTATCCGCATGTACATATGATTCCTAGGCGCAAAGGCGATATGGAAGATCCACGTGGCGGGGTTCGTCATGTTATACCTGAAAAGGGAAACTATAAAAAATGAGTACATTAAAAATCACAATAGCAGTACTAGTAGTAATATTGTCTGCTATCAACATATATCTATATTGGGGTACTCCGGCAGTATACGGATGGGTTGTTGCCATTGCTGGATGGGTTGATCATTGTTTTCCAAAAACTCCTAAAGATGTCTGACAATACTGTTACGGTGGTGTGGGATAATCAAAACGGGTTTTGGTGGAATGAAACCTGTGCTATGGTATTAGAAGTATTTGGATTACCTGGTGGCCGTTATGAATCAAAACCAGAACACGATTACATGAGTTTTACATTTAAAAATCAAAAGGATGCCACCCTATGTCGCATATTGTTAAGTGAGCGATTATGATGAAAGATATTATCATAGCCGTACTGCTTGGCATCATATTAAGTATGATTTTTTTAAATTCACCAAAAGAACAAGGCAAGTGGTACGATTGCAGTATGGCTGAATGGCATCCGGACATCCCACCAAAAGTAAAAGAAGAATGCCGTAAGATCCGTTCTGGAAAAACTACATGAAAATATTTAATTTAAGAACACAAATCAGTTTACCATTTGATCACTTTAAGAACTTAGGCTGTATATCTGGTAAGTTATTTGGAAACAAAGCATGGGAACTTGAACACACATACTACAGTGGGAGCCTATTTGATATTGATATCAGTTGGGGTATTAGAGAAGACCATGCTGGCTTTGACTTTACTCTAGGCTTTTTTGGTTACAGTATTAATTTTAGAATTTACGATACTAGACACTGGGATGACTATCATAAATGTTGGGAGATTTATTCAAATGACACTTGACAAAACCTAAATAAACCTATATACTATAAACAAATGGAGTAATAAATGACTGAATCCGTGATATACAAAAGTATCATTGCCGGTGCTGAACAGCAAGGTGATGATGACAAAGATTATAAAGAAGAAAAATACCTAGGCAACTATTTGCGTTTTAAAATGAAACGTGAAGGTAAACGCTTTTGGGCCGGCGACAATATTAGCGAATATATCGATAATGAGCATGTCAAAGAACAATTGATTGATGAAGCCGCAGAAGCATTTGAATTAGTACTCGATCGGTTGTTGATTGATCGAGAAAACGATCCCAATAGCAAAGGCACAGCACGTAGACTTGCTAAAATGTATTTTAACGAAGTAATGGCAGGAAGATATGAACCAGCACCAGATGCAACAGCATTTCCAAATGATTCGGCAGACCGTTACGAAGGTATGTTGGTGGTACGTAGCGAGTTGCGCTCTATGTGCAGTCATCATCATCAGCCCGTTAGCGGTGTCGCTTACATTGGCATCATCGCCGCAGAAAAACTTATTGGTCTTAGCAAGTATACTCGTATTGCTCAGTGGTGTGCTCGTCGCGGCACTCTCCAGGAAGAACTTTGCAATGACATTACTAGGGAAATCCAAAAAGCAACAGGATCAGGAAACGTAGCAGTATACATTCAAGCAATACACGGATGCTGTGAGAACCGAGGCATTATGGCGCATAGTAGTTTAACACAAACTACTGTACTGACTGGATCATTTAAAACTGACCCTGGCGCTAAAAAAGAGTTTTTTGATAATATTAAATTGCAACAAGAATTTGCACCACGATAAGGGAATAACGATGAACTCAGTAGATATGGCCAATGACCTAATATTCAGAGCAAAGAACTTGCAAGAGTTCATTGTTGAAACTGATGTGCCAGAAGATTTTCGATTTAATGGTATAGTGCCATTTGACATGACTATAGAAAATAGTGTAATATGTGCTAAAGTGTTTGCTGTTGATTTTAATGAAGCAGTTAAACGATTAGATGAATTTTTGGAAACTTGCAAATGAACTGGTTTAAACGAATGATTGTTAAATGGGTACGTGAAGACTGGGACAAGGCTGGCAGAGAAAGACCAGAACAAGATTGTTATCCCACTGTCTCATCTAAAAATAGTATTGGCATTGGCTCGCGAGATATAGGTACTGATCCTACATTACAATTCAAAGTATATAGTGCCGTTGGTGGTAAGATTGTAGAGTTTAGTCGCTACGATCGAAAGTCAGATCGTTCAGAACATCAGATCTATATCATTGGCAAAGACGAAGACTTTGGCGAAAAGATTGCTAAAATTTCAACCCTAGAGGTGTTACGATGAACGCACAACTACCAGCAGAAGGTATTTTAAAACACAACGACTGGGGTGACTCAAAAGTTTATCGTGTTACATGCGAATGCGGAAGTAGTGAATGTGACCATAACGTGTGGGTAGAAGCAGACGATACCGGAGTCACTGTAACAATTTATACTACCACTAGAACTAACTTTTGGTCAAAAACACGATGGTATCATATTTGGACATTGCTAACTAACGGGTATATTGATACTGAATCAACTGTTTGTTTGAAAAGACAAGGTGCGCTCAACTATGCAGAAACATTAAAGAGTGCCATGGAAGATGTAGAAGATTTTAGGAAAAAGAATGAGCAAAATAAAAATAGCTGAGTTATTTTACAGTATACAGGGCGAGGGTAGATATATGGGCGTCCCGTCTGTGTTTTTACGCACGTTTGGTTGTAACTTTAAATGTGCAGGGTTTGGTATGCTACGTGGTACATTAAGCGGCGAAGCTGATGTACTAGCAGAAAAACAAGTAAAATATAACAAGTGGCCCACTTATAATGAACTTCCATTAGTTAGTACAGGCTGTGACAGTTATGCCAGTTGGCATCCAGACTTTAAAGATCTTAGTCCAATGCTCACAAGCGAAGCAATCGCCAACAGAATTGCGGAAATTATTCCACATGGTGAATGGCATGATGAGCATTTGGTTATCACAGGTGGTGAGCCCTTGCTTGGGTGGCAACGTGCTTATCCAGACTTGATCAATAACACTAAGATGCGTGGATTGAAAGAGATTACGTTTGAAACAAATGGCACTCAAAAACTAACTCCCGAGTTTAAAGAATATTTAAGAAAATGGAATAGTGTAGTAGGCAGAGAACTTACATTTAGTGTAAGTGCTAAACTTCCTGCTAGTGGTGAAAAGTGGGAGGAAGCAATTTGTCCAGAAGTGGTTTGCGAATATGAACAAGTTGGCACAGCATATCTTAAATTTGTAGTGGCAACAGAAGAAGATATTGCAGATGCAGAACGTGCTGTAGAAGAATTTAGAACAGCAGGATTTAAAGGACACATATATTTGATGCCAGTGGGCGGTGTTGAAAGTGTTTACAATTTAAATGCAAAGAACGTAGCACTGGCGGCAATGAAACGTGGCTGGCGCTACAGTGACCGACTACAAGTGCCATTATTTAAAAATGAGTGGGGTACTTAATGGCCAAGTTACTTGTATTAGGATGTGGTAAAAAAGAATTTCCAGGAAACCTCAGAGACGTTGTTGTAACTGTGGACATTAATGAAAACGTTGGCGCGGATGTGGTACACAATCTTGATGTGTATCCTTGGCCGTTTGATAACAATGAATTTGATGTTGTTCATTTGGACAACGTGTTAGAACACTTAAACGACATTGTGAGAGCAATGCAAGAAATACATCGCATATCCAAAGCAGGTGCAACTGTAACTATTATTGTTCCCTACTTCCGTAGCAAATGGGCCTGCGTTGATCCAACACATAAACATTTTTTTACCGCAGATACACTAAGTTACTTTGTCAAAGGGCATGTGTATCATGAAAGATATGCCTATAGCGATTTTGCATTTATAATGCATAGTAAAACATTTAATGAAGGTATTGATCAAACTTGGTTTCAAAAGTTACTAATTCCATTTGCTGAAAAACATATGGAATTTTATGAAAACAAAATTAGTCCAATATTTCCATTGGAAACACTGACGTATCATATGGAAACTACAAAATGAATAAATTTATTGAAAAATTATTTGGCATTGATAAAATAAAAGCTCAAACTGAAGCCAGTTTAAAACAAGCTGAAGATGCTATGAAAGTGGCCAAACAAGCTACTAGTGCCGCAGAGTTGGCTCAAAAAGCAGAAGAAACTGCTAAAATGACTCCAAAAGAACGTGCTACTGCCAAAGGAGAGCCGTGGGTTGCCGTTTTGGATACGCATGTCAACAAAGATAATATAAGAAATGGCTTTTTTGAGCTTGACTGGAATGCCGAGTTTGTGTTACAATTGAAGCAAGCAGGATACGGATTTGATGGAGATCCAGAAGAAGAGATTGTGGATCGTTGGTTTAAAGACCTAGCTCGAAACGTATTAGCCGACGAAGGTCAAGACACCAATCGTGGTGCTGGCTTTATTAATGTTAACAAACTTGCCGGTGGCAAAGCAGAGGTAAAATGACTTATATTTTAGTTGATACAGCAAACACATTCTTCCGTGCTAGGCACGTTATTAACGGCAGTGCTGATATCAAACTTGGTATGGCATTCCACATTACATTAAACAGTATTAAAAAAGCATGGCAAGACTTCAATGGCAGTCATGTTGTGTTCTGTCTTGAAGGGCGTAGCTGGCGCAAAGATTATTATGCGCCCTACAAACGCAATCGCAGTGATGCCCGTGCCGCACATACAGAGAAACAAGCAGAAGAAGAAAAAGTATTTTGGGAAGCATTTGATACTTTTAAAGATTTTATTGCAGAAAAGACCAACTGTACTGTACTACAAAATCCGCAGTTAGAAGCAGATGACTTAATTGCCGGTTGGATACAGACACATCCCGATGCAGATCATGTGATAATTTCAACAGACAGCGACTTTGTACAATTGATTGCGCCAAATGTTAGACAATATAATGGTGTAATGGAAACAACTATAACACACGAAGGCATCTTAGATAAAAAGGGCAAACGTGTTATTGATAAGAAAACTAATGCGGCTAAGGATGTCCCAAATCCTGAATGGCTGTTATTTGAAAAATGTATGCGTGGCGATCCCACTGACAATGTGTTTAGTGCTTATCCAAAGGTACGTAAAAACAAATTAGAAGAAGCATTTAACGATAGATCAAATCGCGGATTCGCGTGGAACAACATGATGTTGCAACGTTGGGTGGACCATAATGGCGAAGAACATCGTGTGCTAGAAGATTACGAACGTAATCGTAAACTCATTGATCTGGCCGCGCAACCTCAAGATATTAGAAATGTAATTACGGAAACAATTAGTACTAATGCTGTTCCTAAGACAATTGATCAAGTTGGTATTAGATTGCTTAAATTTTGTAACTTGTACGATTTAAAGAAAATTACGGATTCAATACAACAATATGCAGAACCATTCCAAGCAAAATATCAAAGAGCATGACACGGACTTTACCAATTGGTTGAGAAAACTTTGGATTTCTAATTGTGATGAACGAGATAATTTTAGAGAACCAAAATTAAGTATGCATCAATACTGGCACCAATACAAGTGGTGGCTACGTAGAGAATATAAATTTCAAAGAGGAAAAGCAGAATGACAGACTTACATGCAAAACCCATTGTAGATGGATTACTTTGGATTGTTGAGCAAGACGGAGAAAAAGTTGGTACCTTACATAAAAAAGAAAACAACAAGTATGTGTTGTGCGGTGCTAACGGAGAAATATATTTTACTAAAAAGTCTGATATAACAAAGAAGTTTGGTACTAATTTTTTCTTAAAAGGGTTTACAACCACTATATCACAAGTTGATGTAAATGAATGCCACGGGCATCCAACTAAGTGGCAACCATACAATTCAATGTATGACGTACGAAGAAAACTACCATTGTTTACAAAAAGTAATCAAAGTAAAAGTTTATTCTGTGCTGGACACTACATTATTAAATTCCCTAAAAATTGGGTTAGAAGCTTTTGCCCTAAATTGATCACCATTGAGCGTTACCCATTTACTGGTCCTTTTAAAACAGAAGAAGAAGCAAAAGAGGCACTGGCCAATGCAAAGTAACCCAATTAACACAATACCCTTGCAACAGTTTATACAGCAGGTAAAAATAGCTGATATGAGTCAGCAAAAAGAAATCAAGTTAGATATCAAAACTGCAAAGCAATTGGCATTTACCTTGGGCGAAGTTACCAGTAAATTAACTCAAGATTACGATAATTTGATGCATATTCTTAAAAATACAGCTAACGACACTGTTACTGTAGAGCTAGACGGTGGCGGTTTCTCTAATCAAAAATAGATAAATATATGCGTACATTTGAGGACGCATATCGTGAGCAGACCAAAACCAAAAGTTCTTCTTGAACACATAAACAAAAAAAATTATAAGTGCGAGCAAGTATTAGCAGCCGAAGCAATTTGGGCTGTCTTTTATAAAGGTTCACCTTTTAATTTAAAGAGTTTTAGTAGTGTTACCAGCTATCCTGGGCCTAAATACAAAAAAGTGGCATTCAGCAATCCAGGACATGCAGTTAATCTAGCCAAAAAATTAAATTTAACTTTTGGTTGTAGTGACTTCCAAGTAACAGTATTAACATCTGGCCAAACATTAAAATGATATCTTCATTGGCGTTTACGCAGATTTTTTTGAAACAACAAGAAAAATCCTGTGATGAAGCCACAGTTAAGATGCATCACAGACTTTGGTGGAAAAATACACGCACTAAAGATTCTGGAGGACTACGCCTTACTGAAGAAGGTTATGAACATTTGACAAATATTTTGGAATTGACCCAATATGAAGTACCGTTTACTCAAAGTGTTGAACTTAGTCCCCAAACGATAATATTTTTTGATCGATTTATTGATTGTCCTTACTATCTAACCAATCAAAGTTTAACCGTTTTTTCGGAAAAAAAGGCTTTTGAATTGATGCTGTTTTCAGACGATATTCGAAAATACGGTCTTGTCAAAGCAATCAACGCTAGAAAAAAATCTGAAGATATTGGTTGATTTAACCAAAATACGCTTGACTTCCTAACGGACTGACGCTATAATACATACATAGCGCAATTTTTTACAACCCCGCAAACTAAGATAGGAACTTAAATGAGCGAGATTATTTCCCGTACTGTAGGCCCCAAGCAAGCCAAACGTGCAATCCAAAAAGGTTTTTCTAAACGTCGTCCAATCTTCCTGTGGGGTCCTCCCGGGATTGGTAAATCAGATATCGTCAAGCAACTTGGCGAAGATCTCGATGCCCATGTAATTGATATCCGTTTAAGTTTGTGGGAACCCACTGACATTAAGGGTATTCCATATTTTGATAGTAACACTAGCAAAATGGTTTGGGCTCCTCCTAGCGAGTTGCCAGACGAAGCATTTGCGTCACAGCATAAAAAAATTATTTTGTTTATGGACGAAATGAATAGTGCGGCTCCAGCTGTACAGGCTGCGGCTTATCAGCTGATTTTGAATCGTCGTGTGGGCACTTACAAATTGCCAGACAATGTGTTAATGATTGCCGCTGGTAACCGTGAAGCTGACAAGGGTGTAACATTCCGCATGCCAGCTCCGTTGGCTAATCGTTTTATTCACTTGGAGATGCGTGTTGACTGGGATGACTATAGCTTTTGGGCTACTGAGAATCGTATCCATAAAGACGTAGTGGGCTTTTTGACTTTCTCTAAGAAAGACTTGTATGATTTTGATCCAAAGTCTAGCTCACGTAGTTTTGCTACACCACGTAGTTGGACCTTTGTTAGCGAGTTGTTGGAAGATGACGACACTGATGCAGACACATTGACCGATTTGGTCTCAGGTGCAGTTGGTGAAGGACTTGCTATTAAATTTATGGCTCACCGTAAAGTCGCTAGCAAAATGCCAAATCCCACAGACATTTTGAATGGCTCTGTTAAGAAGATGGAGTCAAGAGAGATTTCAGCAATGTATTCTTTGGCAGTTAGTCTGTGCTACGAACTTAAAGACAGCGCAGACAAAAATGCTAAAAATTGGAATAGTCAGGTTAATAACTTTTTCCAATTTATCATGGACAATTTTGAAACTGAATTGGTAATTATGAGTACTAAACTTGCATTGACGCAATATCAATTGCCGTTGGATCCAGATGAGATTAGCTGTTTTGATGCGTTCCACGCTAAGTTTGGCAAATACATTTCTGCCGCAACTGAAAAGAAGTAAAATCTAGCTATTGACACCTCCTTCGGGAGGTGTTATAATATATACATAGTAACAGATTAGGAGCAGAAAAATGCAACATTCATTAGACGAAGTCGTTGATAAAATTATTGTAGCCCGTGTGGGACTATTGCTACGCCATCCATTTTTTGGTAACATGGCCACCCGTTTAAAAATTCAAGATGCCAGCGCATGGTGTAAGACTGCCGCAACTGACGGTCGTCATTTGTTTTACAATCGTGAATTTTTTGGTGGTCTCACAACTAAACAAGTTGAGTTTGTTGTTGCACATGAAATTCTGCACAATGTGTTTGACCACATGGGACGTAACGAAGGCAGAGATCGTCAAATTTTTAATATTGCCGCTGACTATTGCGTAAACGGACAATTGGTCCGTGATCACATTGGTGAACAGCCTCCAGAAATTAAAATCTTTCACGACCCACAGCACTACAATAAAAGTGCTGAACAAGTTTATGATGAGATTTTTGAAAAATATGATGAAGATGAATTGAAAGCATTAGGTCAATTACTTGACGATCACATTGACTGGGAAAAAGATGGTAACGGCCGCCCAGCATATTCAAAAGATGAATTAAAACAGATCCGCGATGAGATTCGCGAAGCTACTATGCAAGCGGCCAATGCCGCGGGTGCTGGCAATACTCCAGCAAACATAGCTCGTATGATTAAAGAGCTTACTGAGCCCAAAATGAATTGGCGTGAACTGTTACGTCAACAAATTCAAAGTACAATTAAAACTGATTATAGTTTTAGTCGTCCTAATCGTAAGGGATGGCATACTGGTGCAATTTTACCTGGTATGAAGTTTGACGAAACAATTGATATTGCAGTAAGTTTAGACATGTCTGGTTCAATTACTGATGAGATGAGCATGGACTTTATTACTGAACTCAAAGGTATTATGGATGAATACAAAGACTACAATATTAAATTGTGGTGCTTTGATACCAAAGTGTACAATGAACAAGACTTTGATGGATACAGTGGCGAAGATATACTAAGTTACGAAATAATGGGCGGTGGCGGTACCGACTTTATGTGTAATTGGGCATATATGAAAGAAAACGACATTGTTCCTAAAAAGTTTATCATGTTTACAGACGGATATCCTTGGGATTCATGGGGCGATGACAACTACTGTGATACATTGTTTATTATTCACGGTAATGATAAAATTGTTCCTCCATTTGGTTCCCATGCATATTACGAGTTTTCAGATAAAAAGTAATATATGGCCATTAAAAATGGGAAGCCAAATCCCTTAAACTTTTTGGATCTAAGGCGAGTTGAATTTCCAGCTCGCCATTTCCATTTTACAACTCTAGAAAAATATAATCCAACGTTAATTAAAAAAATTGACGATTGGATATATACCAACTTAAACGGTAGATATTACGTTGGGCAAGGCATTGCTCTTGATCGTAATAACACTATTGTCTATGTTACAAAAATTGGGTTTGAACAAGAAAAAGAGATTAGTTTCTTTTTACTTTCTTATTCAAATCTGTAACCTCTAAAACATTATACGACTATATAATGATGTCATCATTAAGGAGACAGTTATGACTGAAGAAACTAAAGTAGAACAACCAAATGGCTCCGCGCCAGAAGTGGCTAGTACAGCCGCACAACCCCCAGCACCAGAAACTGCTGAAAACGATTTAAACATTAATGACCTAAATGCTATGAAGCAGATCATTGATCTTGCCAGTTCACGTGGCTCATTCAAAGCCGCTGAAATGGAAGCTGTAGGTAAAGTTTATAACAAACTATCAAACTTCTTGGCTCAAGTGGCCGCAAAAGGACAACAAAATGGCTGATCTAAAACACGTAGGTAGAATTGTTTCTACTGGAAGAAAGTGTTTGGTCGCATATAGGACATTGCCTGGTGAATCAGATCATTGTCTTGTTGTCCAAACAGAAAACTTGCCAGATGAACAACACAACGCACTAATTAACTTGGTCGAGTCTGGTTCTGGTCAAGAATCTGGTGAATTTGCAGAAGTGTTGGCAAGGGCCAATTTCCCTGATGGTAGTATTATGCTGGCCGCACTGCATACACAAGGCAAACTTACTAAAGTGCCAACAAGCCAAGTAGAGATGCTTCCAAATTTTAATGTTAAAATTAATCTAGCGGAACTCAATGTACTCATTGCTCAACAAAATAATGTTGCTGTTGATGATTTAGCAATCAAATCATCCTCTGCTAAAGTTCAAGTTAAAGAAGTAGGTAGTGTAAGCAACATGCCTGCTGAAACTAATGATCTTGGTAAAACAACATCAGCCAGTGTTAACGAAACTTATGTTGAACCAACTAAATTTGATTCAGCAGAAGCAGAAGCAAAACATTATCGTAGCCAAGCAGACAAATTAGCCAAACAAGCCGCAGACATGCGTCGTAAGGCAGAGGAATTAGTACCAACAAAGAAAAAATGACATCTAAGAAGCTTTCTAAAGATGTTGTTGAACGTTGGCCCGAAGTTTTTGGCGAGGTTACTTTAAATGTAGTACCTTTAAAATATCTGCATTCAATACAGATAACGTTTAAAGACAATAAAATTTGGAACATTGACATTGCATCAAAGTCAAAAGAGATGGACTGGGATTCTGTTGAAAAGAATATCCACGAGATCTTTACTACCTATCAAGAAGAAATTGATAATGTAGATTTTAAACTTGACACTGAAAAGATAAAGACGGATATTGTTAAAGGTACTAGAAAATTTTTAAAAACAAAGAAGTTAAGATGAAAGTAAAATTAGTATCATATAGCCAAGCAACAGAAGAGTTTGTTAATAACGGAATTGATGACGCACAAGAGCTAATTGCATATTGTGCCCGTGTTAGCAATCCAGCAAATCAATTTAACACTGAAACAAGTGAAAAATTGATTGGCTATCTTATTAAACATCAACACTGGAGTCCTTTAGAGATGGTCAGTGCTTGTTTAGAAATTACAACAACTCGAGACATTGCTCGTCAGATATTACGTCACCGTAGTTTTAGCTTTCAAGAGTTTAGTCAACGTTATGCTGATCCCACAGCTGAACTTGATGAGGCATTTGTATTGCGTGAAGCAAGATTCCAAGACACAAAGAATAGGCAAAACAGCATAGCATTTGATCCAGAGAATGAAGAACAGAAGTTGTTAGCCATTGAATGGGAACGTGCTCAGAAACGTGTATTGTTCAGTGTTAAACAAGAATACGCTTGGGCCATTAAAAATGGTATTGCTAAAGAACAAGCCCGAGCTGTATTACCAGAAGGTCTTACTGTGAGTCGATTGTATATGAACGGAACGCTACGCAGTTGGATTCACTTTATTGAACTACGTAGTGCAAATGGCACACAACTAGAACATCAGTTGGTTGCTCGCGAGTGCGGATCTGTTATTGCCGCCGTGTTTCCAATGCTGGCAAATCACATTAAACAGTAAACGTATTGTCGCCGGGCCACAGAGGTAACTTTGTTCCTGGCGCTCTTTTGGGTATTTTACTGTCAGCACTACTAACACAACTTGGGGATATACAAGTTTTTGGACCATCAAATAACTTAAATCCAGTTTCAATGTTCCCTAAAGGTGCATCGTGGCAACTGTAACTGCGTTTTATTGATCCATCGGGTTCACGAATAATAATACTTCTGTAGCCACTACTACATTCCCAATCTTTAAATTTATTAAAGTTAAATGCATTGAATCGTTCAGCTTGATCCATATACCAAACTTTTTTATTTTTATCCACAAATTCAACTTGAAAATGTTGCGGGATTGAGTCTTGTGTGTAAATTGGGTCTGGTTCTTTTTTAAACGTTGGTTTTGGACGCTCAACTAGGTTTGCTTCACCAGCTTTTGCTTCAGTGTATGCACGTTGAGGCATTCCGTTATGCAATACTTTAAGCATGTCAGGTGTATACCCATCAACTACTTTACTTGCTGTGGGATCACTTTGTGGCTTTAGTGTAACATTGATTCCGCGATTATGAAAGTACAGTGCGTTTTCATAATCCCTATCAAACCATTCTGGAACCATGACCATATTAATAGTTACTTGCACATCGTGTTGTTGACATAAGTCCAACTTGTCACCAAACTCTGCCATCTTTTCTTTTGTATCAACGTGTTCAGTATGTAAACTTGCTGTGATACTTGCTCTATGGAATTTGCTGGCTGCTTTACAATATTCATCTTTGTGCCATTGTAAACTTCTACTCATATTAGTGGTCATGTGGACACTGGTATAGTTTGTATTATTAGAGTCATTATTTAAATGATTTAATATATCAATATAGCCTGGATGAAATGTTGGTTCACCGCCGCTTAAACTAAAATGGAAACTGTTAAATCCACGGTCACGAGCTTGGCGTTTGATTTCGTCTATTGTAAGCAAACACAGTTCAGTTGGTCTATGATCTTTTTTGTCACTGCGGGCATAGGGCCAACAGTAACTACATTTATAATTACAAAATCTGCCAAGCAACCAACTTACTGTAAATAAGTCACGATATAGCATTGTACGTTGACCCACACGTACAATATCGTTATAGGGTATTTCTGTAAAATCGTATGCTGACTTTGCTAAATTACTCATAGAATCTTTTTACCATTTCATAAAGTTCAACATTATGTTCTTTCCAATGCTCTGATCTTAACTCATTAAGTATAGTGTCTTGTTTTATAAACTTTCTAAAGTCACCAGATTTACCAAGCTCATCTAATGCTACTCTAAATAGTGGTGCATCAATGTCAATTTTCCATTGTGCAATTTTTTCTTTAATTACATCTTTTGCTAATTCAGGTAAATGCCTAGGTAACATCCACTCTGGACCATCCGCTAATACATAATCAATATTCATTTTAGGAAAATTAGTTTTTATAAATGAGTACAGTAAATTAACTTGATTTAAATTATAAATGCTGGCAACCGAGTGTAAACTTACAGAATTTTTATCAATTGTTTCAGTAAAATTTTTATAAAACCAATGTAAATTCTCAACAGTTTTTTCCCACTTGCTTCCTTTTCTTAAGAAGTCATTTAGTGGTCCAAACGCATCTATACTTAAATTAATTCTAATTTGTTTACATTCTTTTAACAATGAATACAATTCTGGTGATGGGGTTAATGTTACGTTTGTTGTAAGCATTATTGATAATTGTGTTCTATCACATCTTTTTAAAACATCAATAAATTTGGTTTCTTCCATTAAGGGTTCACCGCCAATTAGTTTAATTGCTCTTAGCGTGGATAAATCGTAATTTTCTAATACTACATTTTGTTCTATAATTCCTTTGGGGATTTTCATACCCAACGCCTTTGCATCGCTGTACCAACTTGTACTTAATTCTGGGCCGCACATCCTGCACTTGTTATTACAAGTATTACTCAATGCTAAATCTAAATAAACTAAAGATGCATCAGTACTACCAACATCTAGACCAAAATCTTCGCCTTTTTCCATAAAATACATTCTAGTACTTTTACCAGTTTTTTCTTCATTTTCATAACATCTAGAACACCCATCAACTGGTTCGTTGTTCCTCATTTTATTTCTAATGTCTTCTAAAAAAGGATGATTAAAAACATTTGGGTCGCTTATTTTAAAATCTTCAGGTACGCTATCCCATCTAAAAATACAGCAAGGAAAAACTCGTCCATTAGGACGGATTGCCAAATGTGAGAACGGTAACGGGCAATATGATGTTTTATTCATTATCTAACCAACTTACTAAATCAGGATGTAAAAAGTCTTTATAAGATTGATTTCTTGACTTATCAAATAAAGTAGTTTCATTTTTTAATAATTCTTTATTTTCAATATTATTAGAAATTGCTAAATCAATTTGTCGAATTAAATTTAATACGTGTCCGTCTTCACGGCCACTTGCTCTGCGGATATATTTGATTGCCTTACTCTTTGCATACTCTAATAAATGTATTGGCATATGTTTTAGTGCAATCCCTCTATCCATATCATATATTTCAGCAAATTGCATACTAACCCCTGGATAAACTTTTCTTGACCATTCAATATATTCAGAAACATTAAGTACATTATGTGCAGAAACTACCATAGTAAAGTTTAAAATAGGATCATAGTTTTTAACATTTTTAATATAATTTATTACACTTGATTCCATCTCTTTAAAATTAGCGGGGTACCTAATATATTCATAAACTTTATCAGTACCATCAATGCTAAATGTATGTTTATTTTGTTTAAAATGGTTTAATAATTCCACAATCTCAGCAGTAAATAGTGTAGCATTTGTATGGAATGACAAATAGGTATTTTTGGCAGCTCCTGTTTCAACATAACGATTTAATAGTTGTATTACTTTATTGTCGTAAAAGGGCTCGCCCCCAGATGCTTTTAATACTTTAATTTTATGAGTATTTTCCAGTAGCCAATCCCACTGCAACGACTCAGTTGCCCTAGACGGTTCACTCATAGCCCACCGTTTTATTACCGCATGAGTTTCGTGTTCCATTCCGTTATCTTTAAAATATTTAACATCCGTCATTAATAAATTACTAGATGATGGGGAACACATCCTACATCTTAAATTGCAAATATTTGACGCTGTTATATCAACAAGTTCCAATCCGTCGTTACTTAGATTATAGTCATCATTTGAAAAATGTCTAAATGATTTCAATCCCCTGTCCTCTTGATCCCAACAAATTTTACAAGCAGGATCTCTAACACCGTTGTTTAAATTTGTTCTCAATTGTTCCATCCTTGGATGGTCAAACATTTCTTGTGGGTTTAACAAATGTGGGTTCTCTACTTCTAAAGCATTTATATTGTGCGGGGTTCTGTCATTGCCCATCATACAACAGGGCCAAAATGATCGTAATTTGTCGCCTTTATAATCTTTAATAGCAATGGCTTTAAAAGGATAATGGCAGTAAGTGTCTTTATTCATTGTTTTTTTCACTAATTAAATTTAATGTATTGTTAAACACTTTTTTATCTACATGATTAAACAATACTGTTTTATAAGACTCTTTATGTAGGCTTTTTGGAGCACACAACCCGCAACCACAAGTGTGTTTAGGACAAATTATAGTTGGCATTGTTTCACTTTCTAGTCTAGCTTTAAGCTCTGCTAAAATTTTATCACCCTCACTTAATTTACCTATTGGCCCGCGTGTTCCGCCAAACTGTGCTTGGCACGTTTGGTGGTGGAATACACTGTCCGTTTGCTGTTCAATGTGCATGAAAAACCAGTTGACACTACAATGCCATCCTTTAAATTCTCTAAAATCAACAAATTTGCTTTTGTGACTTTCTCCGTTTTGGCTTAGGCACATTGTGCGACTTCCGCAACAGGGTCTTCCAATTTTAAGGGCCAATTCCTTATTTTGTTCACTCATGCCATTTGTACCTTTTTTGTATTGTTTGCCCAATAGTCTTTAAACCACTGAGTTTGATCTGCTGTATACATGTGTGCAAAATTACTTTTGCTGTCTGGTTCTTCACCTATAATACGTGGAACATATTTGATATTTTTACTATCTAAGAAATCACACAGATCAATACATTCATTAAAATATGCGGCATGAAACATAACATTGATACTGATTGTGCATTTATGCTCTTTACCATATGTGGCAAATTGAACCATCCTGTCTCTAACTTGTTGTTTTAATTTTGTATCAGCTTCTGCATGATAACTTATAGTTATATGATCAAAATTTTCCATAACTTGAGTTGCCATTTTTTCACCCATTGCCCCGTTACTAGTAAGCGCAAAACTACATTCGTACTTGTCTTTATATTTGTCCTTATATGCTTGTTTGATATATTTTGCAAACGGAATAAACGCTGGGTTAACTGTAGGCTCACCCCCAGTAAAACTGATACTTGCCCGTTTATAGCTTCTATATGTCATGTATAGATTGATATATTCCAATGTAAAATCTGCATTTTTTATCAAATCTTCTAAAGTAGCATGGGGGCTAAAATTATCATGTCTATGCGCTGGACAATAACTGCAATCATAATTACAGCGGCGTCCTGTATCCCATGTTACTTGAAATACGTTGCCGTCAAGCAAATCAATTGTATCAAAACTAGCCATTAATATAATCCTTAAACTTTGGTTCCACATCTAATAAATTCTCATTTCTAATAGAGTCTAGTTGTTGTGTGTATTTTATAAATTCATTCCAATGGCTGTCATAATAACTTTCACTGTTCATATAACTAGTTACACCTTTTACAATGTCCTCTGCCTGTTTTATGACATATTCATTATAATTGTTATCCTTAACCCATTGTAAAAACTCATAAAATCTAGCAGTTACATCTACTTTATATGCTTTGGGAAGAACCCTAACATTTAAATGTTTTGGATGATGTGCAACATGATGTGTTATAATTGGTCTTCGATTTGTGCTATTAACTCGTTTAAAATCACTTTCACTGAGTTTCCACTTCATAAAATCAATCATATGATTTACGTTATACGCAGTCACAGTATATGCTAACCAAGAAACGATATTTGACGGTAATCTATCTACTTTACGTAGATTGTCTAAAGTTTTATCCCATTTAGCTGGACTACGTTGATATTCTTGAACTGCGCCCATTCCATCAACACTTGCACCAATACGTACTTGTTTAAAACTTTTCCATAGATTTGTAACACGAGTAGGCAGAGTACTCATATTAGTATTGTATTCAACAATAATATGCTTGGCTGCATCAGCTTCAACACATCTTTCTAAAAAATCATAATGACGTTCAATCAGCATTGGCTCCCCGCCAGCAAAATATACATGCTCAATGTTGTGTATATTGGTTTCCAATTGTTCCCAAAACGGCTCGTACTCTGGCCAGTTAAATGCGGCAACTTTATCGTCTACAATTTCCATTATTCCAGATGTATCTTTGAACTTATTAGTTCCAGTTAATTTAATCCAGTCGTCATACCAAGCACTGCTATCAGTAGGGCCACACATACGACATTTTAAATTACAAAAATTGCCAAATCTTAAATCATAGTATACTACAGGAAAATCCCCCGTGTCAATACTTCCATCTTCTTTAGTTTTAGATTTAACACTATTAAAATCCATTTGCCAGTGTTCATTCTCATATGTACGTCTACTCACAAGCCCATTAACTTCTTCATTTTTGCAACGTCCACATTCATCACTCCATTCGTCATTGAGCATATTAATGCGAATGGCCTTCATCATATCAGTATTCCTAGCATCAGACAACTGGTCTTTACCAGCATTAAATGCGGTTCCGTCTGGCTTTCTAATAACTCCTTGATTTTTAGTTACGTTGGCTTGACAGCACACACGGATGTCGCCATTAGCACGTATAGCTTGGAAGTTCCAAGGAACAGGACAAAAAGTTTTACTCATTTTTTAATTTTTCTAAAGTTTCATCTAATTGAGATACTGCCCAATTTCTTTCTAAACACCAAAAACAAGTTCCGCATTCAGGCACTTCCATTTCTGGGTTATATGATTGATAGTTGGGTATTGTTGGTGCTATCTTTTTATGTGTTACATCACCCTCGCAACTCCTTGTTAAGTTGAATAAATCTTCAATGCCATAATAAAAATATTGTGCAACAATCCAAGACTTATCAACGAACCTAAACGGGTGGCATAAGAATTGACCTTCTGTGCTAATAATTAAATCTCTAGTTTCCCCGTCTTTAGCATCCCTATCTCTATTATCCATCTTTTTAGGAAAATCAATAGGTGGATTTTTACTTGTTGCATTAAAGATTGCATCAAAGTTATATCTGTAAGATACATACTTGTTAAAGTTATACACAGACAACTGATCGCCACTGTGCATCTTTTTATAAACTGGATCTTCATAAATGTATCCAGTAACTCCATGTTCTAACTCTGGAGCAATAAAATTCTCATAACGCTGATTAATAATGTTTGGAAACATATCTTTTAATTTTTTGTACATACGCAAGCCAATGGGTTGTTGCCAAGGTCGAGTTGTCCAACAACGGACATGAGTAATAACATCTATTTTAGTATCAAAATTATTTTCTGTAATAATTTTACAAAGTAAGTATGTTAGGCATGCACTATCTGCACCACCAGATAGGTTAATTCCAACTTTTTTCCAATGCTTACTAAATGGGATGTCCAGACCATTGAATCTAAAAAGTTGTATTTCATGTTTATTTGCAATGGATCGTTCAATCTCACTTAACTTGCCGTATATGGCGTTTGAATCTTCAAACATCTCTTACCCTTTCAATTTGATTATTAATAAACTTATATTTTTTCATATGGTCATTAAAATTGTGTTTCCATATAACATCTGATTTTCTAATAAACACTAAAAATGCCTCATACTCTGATTCTTTTGGAGTATGATTAAACACATAATGCTCAATATCTTTTAATGCTTTAAATGCTGTTCTTATATCTTTAAACTCTTGCTTATTTGAATCCCATGATCGTAAATGTTCATAATCTTTTATATTGTTCAATCTCTTAGTATTCTCATCATTAATGATTTTATATGTGTTTTGTATGTCTTGATACACGTTGTCTTTGAATTTAAGAGTCATTAACGCTGGGTTCATATAACGCGGTGTATAAACTATTGACGAATCAATGTGATTAACATCAAGTGTTAAAAAAGATGCAAACAAGTTTTCAATATCCATAATTTGATATGCACTTGTAGTACAAACAACATTCATTTCACATTTTTTATCAACAGCTCTAAACTTCTTTATATTTTCTTTTAATATTTCCCAATTGCCAGTTCTAAAATAAGAATATATGTTAGTACCCGCATCAAGAGACATATGAATCAACCCACGTGAGAATGGTTGTAATAATCTAGACAATTCAACTGGATCAAACGTAGCATTAAAATTTGTATGAAAAGTCAAACAAATATTAGATGCATTGGGATGACTGGCTAGCTTTTCTAAACAAGGAAAAAACTGCTTTTGATACAATACTTCTCCGCCAGCAAAATCAATCTTTTGTATATTAGGAAAATGTGTATTAAGATCGTTAACAATTAATTCCATCTCATCAATAGATATGGATATAGATAAGTTTTCATCTTTACTTTGTTTATGAAACTCTCTTGTTAGTTGTATCAACTTATGTTTTTTATCTTCAGCATCAGAATTATAATGTTTTAGCTTAGTCATCCAACCGCTTGAATAAACATCACTACAATGCAAACATGCCATGTTACAACTATTACTAAATCGTAATTCTATATGCTGTACTAATGAGAAATCAATTTCACCAGTGACTGCATTATACTTTTTAACATCTTCTACAGAAACAGGAAAATCTTGGCGCATTGATGGACTTCCAATACTTTCAGCTTCACTACACAAATGACAGCCTTTGCTCCATTCACCAGACATCAATTCTTTTCTATGTTTTTTAAACCCTTCTGAGTTGATAATTTCAGATGGCTTTAACACTTGTGTGTCTGTATATGTATGTAATCTATCTGATTGCTGTGGACAACTAGTAACAAACCCATTTTTATAATTTATTGCTCCAAGGGCATACGGGCATAGGATTGGTTCACTCATTAAATATATCCTTCATTTCAGGAAATACTTCAGAAAAACTTATACCACGCTGTGCATCACACAAGTCTAAAAATTCTTTCATTTCTGGCAAACGTTGAGTCCAGTCTTCACTTTCCATAAAAGACAACATGCCTTCTAATCTACTAATTCCATAGCTGGCTTTGCGCCACTGTTCATATGTTACTTTACCTTTATGCCATTCAGGAACACCCAACTCCCAATTGGCTTCCCACCAAGGATAAAATTCTTGATATTTTTCTCTGCATTTTTGTTTGAACCAGGCAGGCAATACTTTTACATTTAAATGCGGTGGGTGGTATACAAAATGGTAGTTAACTCCGCCAGCACCAAAGGGCCACATGTTTATCTTCTTAAACCGTTGTCCTAACTTCCATTTAATAAAATCTGGAATATAATAGATGTTAAGAGCCTGTACGGCACATGCCACAGTGACTTCTGTGTTACTAGGTGTTTGTGTATCTAAAATATGAAACACTTCCGCAGTCCTACTCCATTTGCTTGGGTAGCGTATGTAATCGTTCATGTCATGAATACTGTCTACACTATAATGGAAACGTACTAATTTAAATTGTTTCCACAAGTCAAACAAATCATCTCTCCACTCTACCCCATTACTATTATAACGCAATTCAAGATTTTTTGCATGTCCTTGACGAATACATTCTTCCAAAATTTCGTAATGTTCTTCAATGATTAAACTTTCGCCGCCTGCAAAGTATAACTGTTGCATATTTGGAATTTGTTCATAGAACTGTTTCCAAAACACAGGATTATTTTTGTGCCAGTTATAACTGCTACCGTTAGTACTGCCTTTGTTTGCCCACAGCGTTGTTTGCTTTAATGTAGGGTTTTCAATTTTAGGATGTATTGCTTGCCAGTCTTTGATCCAGCCACTACTATCATGTGGACTACACATTACGCATGCCAATTGGCATTTGGTACCAAAACGTAAATCAATGTAGTTTAGTTGTGGCGGCACTGCTCCGTCTTCACTAGTGTCTGCAATTAATTTTTCTAAGTCAGTACGCTCACTCCAATAAGCAGTTTCCCACATACGTTTGCTATTATGTCCAGCGGCTTCTTCTTTATAACATTTAATACAACTTGGTGGCTGTTCACCGTTAAGCATTTGTTTACGTACATTACGCATATATGTACTATTCCAGCTTGATTGAAAATCGCTTACATTTAAGTTTGCTGGTTTGCCTTCATCTGTTTTTAAAATGCCAACCATGCCGCCGTGTTTTTTATCATTAGTTGGTCCAACGCTACTGGCGTTTGCAGTACAGCAAACTCGCATACTTCCGTCAGGGCGTGTGCTTAAATGCACCCACGGTAGTATGCAAAATGTTTCTGAAGGTAATTTAGGTGTTGTCATGTTGTAAATTTAATCTCATTTTGATATGCTTTTTTGTAACCACATGTTTTAATACATCTTGACAAATGTTTACTGTGTTCTGGATCCCAACTTTCAGCTATGAGTTTATCAAACCACTCATGCTGTAAAACTTCGTCAATACTTTTATCTTTTAAACTGTTCCACTCTGTTCCATATTCTGCTAACTTTCCAAGGATGTTTTCTTTATTTTTAAATGCACTATCCCATAAAAAACAACATGGCCACATGGTTTGATTTGAGGCAATAAAAATTTCACCTTCGTGTACTAGTTTACAAACAATGGAATCTAAAATTTCTTTTTTCTTGATTTGTTCTGGAGTTTGTTCAACTATCATTTCCATTACGTTTGGTTTAGAATACGTATTAATAAATGCTTGTAACTCTTTAACTTGATCTTTTTTACTGTGTTCTTTTTCCCCAGTTGTGGTAATTACAATTTCTTCTGTTATTACACGTTTTTGAACTCCGTCTTTTTTGCGTACAACCGCAACCCAATCATGTATGCTATTGCGCATGCCTGTTCTAGTAGCAAATTTAAGACCAAGTCGTTTAGCGTGTTCCTCAGCAACTGGCAGCTCATATTCATTATGATCAAACACAATAAACATCCAAGTGCCCACACCGCCAGCATATGTATAGGCATTCATATTTCTATCAATAATATTAAACACAGTATTAACTCGATATATATGATTTGTTTCTTTGTGCCCGTCAACACAAAATACAACATCAAGTTGTTTTGTTCGATTACTTATTGCCCCAAGTTGACTCCACCATTCAGTATTTTGTATTCCACCATTAGTACTTAGTTGACAATATCCGCCATGTAATGTTAGATATTCAACCATTGGCAGACAATCGCTATTAAATGCTGGGTCTCCTAGTACCCCACAAAACTTAAATCGTTTATCTTTAATATGCCTTGGTGTTGGAAACATTCTTTTTAAATCGTCAACTGTAAAACTATTGATTTCTAATATATCAGGATTTTGTGTTCTAGCACACCCAGGGCATGCCGCATTACAATTACTGGTAATCTCTAGTTCAATTTTGGTAATATTATCTATGTTCATTATTTGAATTGTTCCGAAAAGGCATCATATTTACCACAGGTCTTGGCACATACAGATAATTTCCCTTCCGCACAACTGGGCTTGTTCCAGCTGTTTGGTATAACATCTTGAAAATACATACCATCAATAATGTCTTTTAAAGGTGTTTCTTTAGCATTGATTTTACTAATACCCACCGTATCTATTGCTTTCCAAATTTGTGTACCAAGTAAATTGTGATACCAAACATACATTTGTCCCGCTGTCCAACAACAGGGTTGCACTACTCCCTCTGCACTTACATACACAGATTTTTCTTCTGCTACTTTACAAGTAATCACTGCGGCGTCTAGTTCCAATTCCATTTTTGATTTTTTAGCTGGGTCTAAATTAAACCGTTGCGGACTTTGTATCTGTATTGCTTCAACTTGTTTAGATGGCAAATATTTAATCGTGTCATCTTTACCCAATACACTGCTTAGTTTATCCAGTATGCCATTTCTATATTTTGCATTAGTTGGTGCTTGAAGTAGCGTGGTCTTGTTACCTTTTCTATTTGTTGCTTGATGCACTTCTTTTGTTGTTCCGCTTGTGTTACTAAAAAATCTTGCAGACTTTTTATACTGGAATTTTTCAAATCCCATAGTTTTGCTTAGTTGTTCTGCTTGTTCAACTTGATGTTCATTGTGGGCAAATACAATATAATCCCAACGGGCCCGGCCGCCGGCATTTATAAATGCTTGAGCATTTTCAATAATTTTATCCCATATAGTATTTTGTCTATACAAGTGATTTGTGTCTTCTAACCCATCAATACTAAAAACAACATAGGCATTTTTACCCATTGCCTTAGCAAGGTTGGTCCACCACTCAGGTTTCTTTGCACTGCCGTTGGTATACATACACAAATTCATTTTAGGATTATTTTCTCTAAAATATTCAAATACTTCTAAAGTATCTTTAGCAGATACTGGATCACCAAAATTACCGCACATATACATTCTATCCAACTGTACTATAAACTCTGGAGCAAAAATAGTCTTACAATCTGCTAATGATAGTTCATTGCCTTTTAAATGTGGGTTATCTTCTCCACCATTAATGTTCCTTGCACACATGGGGCAACTGGCATTACAGTTTTCTGTAATTTCTAAATGAACTGTTTTAATTTCATTGTATCTATACATTATGCATCCATTAACAATTTAATGTCTTTTCCAGGACCTACTTTGCTTGGCAAGTCACCATACTCGCTAACATACCATTTAATAACAGCCTTATACCAATTTTGGCTATTGTGATGTGCTTCTTTATTAAATTTGTAAATGTTGTTATTAGTTGCTTCTATTGCAGACAACGCCCTAGCAGATTCTTGTTGTAACTGCCGTAAATCAAACGCATCTAAATCCATTAAGGTCTCCCTATAATCATAACACGTTTGTATCCTTTTAATTGTAGTTCACCTTCATATAATACTTCTTTCATAGGAAATTTCTTTTTCATGTGATCTGCACTATGTACACAATTAATATGCCCTTCGCCATCAAACATATTATTGCTTTGTATTGCTACAATTGGATTAGATTCCATTTCTTTAAATCTAATTTGATGAAACCATTCATCTGTCATATGCTCTGCGCTGGTATTAATAATTAAGTTTGGTAGAAACTTTTCACTATACTTAGCGCCATCCTTAAAGTTTTCTACTTCCCATTCATAGCCGTTTTTATATAAAGTTAATTCATTAATATTAGCGTTAACACTTTTAACTTTATAGTTTTCTAGATTTGTAATGTTAAAAATATAATCACTAGTTTCACAAGCTTCTTTATCTAATTCTATAATTCTCATTTTACTGTAAGTAAGACGTTTGTCATATATAGTTTTAATTTGGCCAAACCATCCAGCCATAACTGCAACATTATCATAATTAGATTCAATCTTAGCTAATTCTTCTATTAACCATATTTTACTACGCATTTGACTTCGGCTCATTGCATCTTGAATAATTGTTGGATCATTATCATCTTTAAGATAGTTATTAATACCTCTAAAAATTTTGTCTGTTGGATTTCTTTTAGAAATAATCCTAACATAAATACTCAACAATGCAGATTGAATATCTTCAGCTTCAAATGCTTTACCAATCTCATTAGTAAGATACACATCTTCTTCATTGCCACAAAATTTTAAATACTCTTCTAACCCAAAAAACACTTCTCTTAGATTTGTGTTGTGTTCACTCATAGTGTTTCCTCAAATCGTTGTTTAAGCCAGTCAAAATCATTAATCATTTTAAGAGCATCAACATTTCCTTTGTTTTCATTGCCATATAATGCGCCGGCTCTTGCACCTTTTATAGCATACATTCCAAACGGTTTATCTTTTCCCACAGTACACCAAGTATGTAATCTAGTATCTGTTTCTGAATTTTTTTGTCTATCAATTACTTTACTTGACAACTTACAACATTCTCTAAATGCGCTTTTCCAAGTATTAAATTCGTCAGTATTAAAAGATGTAACATTGCTAATTTTATCCATTGCCTTAAAATGCTCACTAATGCTAGTGGTCATATCAGGTTTACCAGTATCCATATGTTTTGTCAACTGCCTTGGTAACAATTTTATACCACCGTTGCCATACTCTAAATAATTTACTGGATTTAGACTGCGCCATACGTGTACAGTATTGAGAGTCCATTTATCAACTTTGTGATCAAAATTAAAACTATCTAAAACTTCTGCATCACCGTCAACAACCCAAATCATTTCTGTAAATGCTTTTGAAGCTGCCATTATATGAGCATTGTGTATACCTTTAACTCCATGTACACGCTTGGCCATAGGAAATCTAGACTTTAATCTATTCCAATTAGCATCTGCATTGATTTCTTCATAGCTAATAAAAACAATATCGTACATTATTTTCCCACTATAAAATTATTAGGCATTCTAGGTGGATTTGTATAAAGTGTTTTAAACAGTATACTTTGCTCATCAGTAAATGGATCTGCAATATTGATGTTTAACTCGTGTTTTAATGTTTCACCTATACCCATTATTTCATAGGGTAACATTTTTTCTGTAGTTTGACTATCGTTTTCTTCCCAATACTTGTTTAACCATTTAAAATCTCTAACATTTAGATAATCCCAATCAGTGCAGTTGGTCATGTAACAACCTTGTCTAGCACCGTAAATTGCCCAGTCACCATTAGCAACGTCTAACCCAACATGCATCCAAACCAACAATCTATGAAAGTTTTTCCAATGCACCTGCTTACTAAAATTATTTGGGTCTGCTTTACTACCTTCTAATAGCCCCATTTTAACACCTTCACGAAATCCAGCACGCCATGCTTGTTGTGGAGAAGCATTGTTATGAACGTCACTCATACAATTATCTATTTGTATATAATTGATATCCCAACAAAAATCTACCTGTGTCTTTGCATTTTCACTTTCAGCATTTTCGTGAGTTTTCATATCTAGTACTAACTGTGTAGGCCAACATTTAATACCACCGTTGCCATAAACTAAGCCATTAATTGTATTCCTAGCACCCCAACTAATAACACTTTTGCCTAGATCAACTTCATCTTTAAAATCAATTTCTTGTTTTAAAAATTCAGATATTATAGTATTGTCGCCATCAACGACAATAACTCTTTCAGTTTCACTTAATCTTGCACATGCCTTATGAGCACTATCACTGCCATCAACCCCATGCACACGTTTTGCCCAGGGCACTTTTGCCAATAAATCAGCATAATTTTTTTCAGCATTGGGCTCATCATAACTTAGATATACAATGTCGCAATCAGTAACTTTAAACTTTTTCATTTTACCAACAACCCATAAGAATTAAATTCTTTCATTGTAGCAATCCCCACTGTTTTAACATGATTTTCAAATTTTGATTTAAACGCCACTGTTGGTGATTCTAATAATTGTTCACCAGTTAATTCAATAGCTGACAATAAAAATTGTG